TGCTATATTTGTTACTGGAATGGCATGGGGATCAGGTAAGAAGCAGGCAGTTATGTCACTACAACAAGCCATAATTAACTGTGGAGTTGCTGTAGACAAGGACGGTGTGCTTGGTAACAAGACGATTTCTGCTGCAAATAGTATTGAGCCAACAAAACTATTCGATGCGTTGACAGCAGAGAGAGAGAGATTCTTTAGATATATTGGCAGACCAGGAACTAAGAACGCAAAGTTTCTTAACGGCTGGATGAATCGTCTAACGGACTATAGAAAAACCTTCCGACCATGAGTAAAAAAATAGCAGGAACTAATAACTTAGAGAAGACACACGTCAGCAGACCAGGCGTTCACTCTAAGGCTGGGACTAGTAAACTAAAGACATCCAAGAACTACAAGAAGAAATATGTAGGTCAAGGAAAATAACTATCTTTGCACTATGGGTAAAATAAATGACTACGCAACAGGTACGGCAGGACCGACAGACAAGCTGTTGGCTTCGGATGGTGGTACTGGTGAAACAAAGAACTTATTAGTGTCGGACATAAATGTTAAATTTCAACATGAAATTGGAGAATATGTCGCATCAGAAGGCGGTGTAATTGCACATAGATGGCTATCTACAAGTATTGGAGGTATACCAACAGCAGGAACCTCACAAAATTACATGGTTGTTGATACTAACGATTTATCAATAGGTGCAGCATATGCAACATTAAATGTAGATATAGCTAATGTTGAAAGTACTTTTAATGGTCAAGTAAATACTCAAAATCTTATTATTGCAGGAGCAGGAAATGGTATAACAGTTGGTACTGCTGCTGAATTATGTAATTCTAGCACAAATAATGGTCAAACAGATTGGTATCTTCCTTCTATAGATGAATTAAGCAAACTATGGCAAAACAAATGGGATTTTGCTCAAGGAATAAATTTAGCCGCAGGAACACAGATATCATTTAGCGCCTATTGGAGTAGTACGGAGCACGGCGTCAACACCGCGTGGAACTTCAACTTCAACAATGGGGATGCCACCAACGGCAGTAAGGGCAGCACTTACTATGTGCGTGCGGTAAGAACATTTGGAGTGTAACACAATAAAACGATATGAAAATAAACAACTACACAGTTAGCTCGGCTAATGCCACAGATAGGATTCTATCATCAGATGCAACTACGGGTGAAACAAAAAACATTACACCAGAAGGTATAATGTCGTATATGGACTCGACATACTACAACTGCTTGTTAAACCAAGCAACTACAGTAGCACCAGTAGCTACTGTGTTAGGCACAAATACTATTGGAGCAATTGTGTGGGCTAGAACAAGTACTGGGATATACACTGGAACGTTATCGAATGCCTTCTCAGGAAGTGCTTTATTTATTGTAGCAACACCGACAAATGTTCTACACACGTTCTCAATAATCAAGACATCAAACAGTATTATAACACTTAAGTCGTACCTAAGCGGTACACTGAGCGACGACATATTGATTAATCAAGGACTAAAAATACAAGTTTACTAACCACTATATTATTAGCAATAATATACAGACCCACGAATTACTTCGTGGGTTTCTTTTTTTTAACTATATTTGTACAAACTAAAATTAAATAAAATGAACAAATTAACATCAGAAGAATTAGAGCAGTTTACAACAGCAAGAAAAGAGTACTCAGAGTTGAGAAGTCGTCTGTGTGACATCACGTTAGCAGAGGAGAGACTTAAGACCGACAAGCAGTTAACCCTAATGAACATCAGCGAGTCTACGTCTGCACTATCAGAACTACATGCAGAACTTCAAGAGAAGTATGGAGACGGTGCGATCAACATGTCAACTGGAGAGGTGTCATGATAATCAGAAAGATATCAATAGGCAACGACTTATTGAACGCCATGCACTTTCAAGTTGGTAAGCAGGCGATGGGTGGAACAGCCGTAATATCTGACATCATTAAGAACGGTGAGGGTTCATACGACATCTACGTTCAGCGTGAGGAAGATGGTATCCCAGAAGTTATCATGTGGAAGAACATTGGTCACACAGTGGCTGTATCTATAGAGTATAACCTAGAGTTCTAAACATGACATCACCTAACTACTTCATTATAAAGCCATATAATGGGGTTAGGTATGACAACATCAGAAAGTTCGGTGACGTTGAGTTTATTATATCTTCTTCAATTGAGGACCATACGGTAACTAATAGACTAGCCACTGTCATATCTACTCCAGACTGGTACAACGGTCCTATATCTAAAGACGATGTAGTCGTTGTGCATCACAACACGTTCAGACTTTACTACAACATGAACGGTAACGAGACTAGCGGATGGAGTTACATAAAGGACGACATCTACATACTAGACTACGAACAGATCTATCTATACAAGAAGAAAGGTGCTGACTGGATGGCTACATACCCTTACTGCTTCATTAAGCCACAAAAGAATGACGACTCGACCACTGTTCTTAACCACTACGTTGAGAAGAACTTGTATGGCACAGTTGAGTTTAAGCCTGAAGAGGTAGACACTGTAGACGTTGGGGACGAGATATCATTCAAGCCAGGTTCAGAGTATGAGTTCAAGATAGATGGAGATAAGTTATACAGAGTAAAACTAAAAAACATATGTCTGAAGATTTAAAAGACAAAAAGAATAGGGTACTAGTTGCTGCTGAGAAGGCTGTCGATGAACTTATAAAAGTCCTTGAGATGCCTATCTTGACATCTAGCGAGGAAGACTTGACGGCTGACAAGATGAAGAACGCTGCGTCTGCTAAGAGGTTAGCCTACGAGGATGCAATCTACATGCTTGAGAAGATAGAGTCAGAGAGGAACAAGCTAGACATAGGAATCATACCAGTTGTGACGCTCGGTGCTAATGGATTTGCTGAGGGTAAGATCAAGAAGAATGGAAGATAAGTACGCACTATATAGGATACTGGACGACCACATCTCAGCCCAGACCATCAGACAGAAGAACAAGGCTAGGTCATGGAAGTACGGCTACGACAAGGAGTACGACGTGGTTGTAATATCTAAGACTGGTGAGATCGGTCAGGTGTACGAGATAGAGGGCTTAATAATCGCGCTTCCTAAGGTATTCGAGAACATAGAGTCGGTAAACAATAAGTGGATACCGTCAGAGTACCCGAAGGAGCTACAACGAATCAAGACATTCTTCGACTGGAATAGGTTTGACAACGAGTTCAAGTCTAAGTACGTTGACTACATCGAGGAGGAGTTCGATAGGCGAGACAAGGGCTATTGGTTTTTAAACAACGGCAAGCCAACATACATAACTGGGACACACTACATGTATTTGCAGTGGTCCAAGATTGACATTGGTCTACCTGACTTTCGTGAGGCTAATAGGATATTCTACATACACTGGGCTGCATGTGTAGCTGACAGTAGGTCGTTCGGTCAGTGCTACCTGAAAAACAGACGATCTGGATTCTCGTTCATGTCGTCGGCAGAGATTTCAGACACTGCAACACTGTCGAGCAACTCCAAGCTAGGTATACAGTCCAAGTCAGGATCCGATGCTAAGACAATGTTTACTGACAAGGTCGTTCCAATCGTTAACAACTACCCGTTCTTTTTTAAGCCACTTCGAGACGGCATGGACACACCAAAGACTGAGATATCGTTCAGACTTCCAGCGTCAAAGATTACTAAGAAGAATATGAACGAGGAGAACACTGGAACTATTGAGGGACTGGACACTATAATTGACTGGAAGAATACGGCAGATAACTCCTACGATGGGGAGAAGTTACTGAGACTAATTGAGGATGAGGCTGGTAAGGTCGAGAAGCCTAACAACATATTGAACGGATGGAGGATTAGAAAGACGTGCCTTCGTCTAGGTAGTAAGATTATTGGTAAGTGCATGATGGGGTCAACCTCTAACGCACTTGCAAAGGGTGGTGAGAACTACAAGAAGATGTTCAACGACTCTAACGTAAGTTTACGTTCTAAGAACGGTCAGACCAAGAGTGGTCTGTACAGCTTGTTTATCCCTATGGAGTGGAACTTCGAGGGCTACATCGACGAGTTCGGATTTCCAGTATTCGAGGACCCTAAGAAGCCAGTGCTTGGTATCGACGGAGAGATGATTGACATTGGCGTTATAACCTACTGGGAGAACGAGGTCTCAGCACTTAAGAACGACCCAGACGCATTGAATGAGTTCTATAGACAGTTTCCTAGGACAACCTCTCATGCGTTCAGGGACGAGTCTAAGCAGTCTTTATTTAACCTAACGAAGATATACCAGCAGATCGACCATAACGAGTCTCTAATCAAGGATAGGGTGCTAACAAGGGGTGGATTCAGTTGGAAGAACGGGGTAGAAGACTCAGAGGTAATATGGACACCAGAGAACAACGGACGATTCTTGGTCTCGTGGATACCACCGACAACACTTAGAAACAAGGTTGTAAAGGACAGACACGGGAACAGACAGCCTGGCAACAAGCACATCGGTGCGTTCGGGTGTGACCCCTACGACATCTCAGGTGTTGTAGGAGGAGGCGGATCTAACGGTGCGCTCCATGGCAAGACAAAGTTCCACCTAGAGAGCGAGGCTCCTACTGGACAGTTCTTCTTAGAGTACGTGACAAGGACACAGACCGCAGAGATATTCTTTGAGGACGTTCTGATGGCTTGCATATTCTACGGCATGCCAATACTTATAGAGAACAACAAGACTAGGCTACTGTACCACTTCAAGAACAGAGGCTACAGAGCGTTCTCATTAAATAGACCAGACAAGCACGTGTCTAAGCTATCAAAGACCGAGCTAGAGCTAGGTGGAATTCCTAACTCTTCTGAGGATGTAAAGCAGGCGCACGCCTCAGCTATAGGCTCGTACACAGAGGAGAACGTTGGGTATGACTTAGAGGGGACGTACAGAGATCCTGACGAGATGGGTAACATGTACTTCACCAAGACGTTAGAGGATTGGGCTAGGTTCGATATAAATAATCGTACCAAACATGATGCATCCATTAGCTCTGGTTTAGCCATAATGGCTACACGTGAGTACATCGTTAAACAACAAACTGAAAATACGAAAATTTTGCTTAATTTTGCAAGGTATGATAACAGCTCATCAAAAAGTCAATTCAAGCGGCAATGATTAAACCAACAATAAGTGTAAAGAACGTACCATTTCCTAACCAGATGGCATCAGATACAGAGAAGTCATCACCAGAGTATGGGATGGCAGTCGCTCGTGCTATTGAGGGTGAGTGGTTTAAAAAGACAACTGGAAATTCTTGCAGATACTACGACCAAGCTAATGACTTCCATCAGTTAAGACTTTACGCTAGGGGAGAACAGTCGATCCAGAAGTATAAGAACGGAATGGCGGTTGATGGAGACCTATCATACCTAAACCTTGACTGGGCTATTGTTCCTATCGTACCTAAGTTTGTTGACATCGTTGTTAACGGGATGCAGGATAGGATGTACGCTATCAAGGCAGAGTCACAAGACATATCATCAGCAGAGAAGAAGAACCTATTCCAAGAGACTGTAGAAAAAGATATGGTTGCTAAGGACTTCCTTAAGCAATCTAAAGAGCAGTTTGGCGTTGATGCATTCAATGTTCCAGAAGAAGAACTTCCAGCTGACAACGAGGAACTATCGATTTACATGCAGTTGAAGTTCAAACCTAGTGTTGAAATTGCTGAAGAAGTTGCTATCAACACTTTGTTTGAAGTCAACGAGTATGAAGACTCGATAAAGCCAAGAATAAATTACGACATTACAACTATAGGAATCGGTGCTGCAAAGCACTCGTTCTTGCCAGGTGCTGGGGTTCAGATCGACTACGTTGACCCTGCTAACTTAGTATATAGTTACACTGAAAAGAATGACTTCTCTGATATTTATTATGTAGGAGAGGTTAAACAGATACACTACACAGAGCTAAGAAAGATTAACCCAAGCATCACAGACGAAGACTTGCAAGAGATTAAGAAGTGGGGTAACGCTTGGTATAACGACTACACTATTATTGGTCAGTTACAAGATGACCCGTTCAACTCAGAGATGATATCCGTCCTATACTTCAACTACAAGACAGACAAGAAGTTTGTATGGAAGAAGAAGTTCTTAGATAATGGTGGAGAGAGAGTAATAAAAAGAGACGACTCGTTCAACCCTCCAGTTGATACAGAGGAGAGATTCGAAAAGGTTGAGGCTACTAAAGACGTGTGGTACGAGGGAGTACTTGTTCTTGGGTCTAACATGCTTGTTAGCTGGGACCTATGTAAGAACATGGTGCGTCCAGAGGCTGCAAGTCAGAAGGCTGTATGTAACTATGTAATCTCAGCACCTAGGATGTACAAGGGTAGAATTGAGTCTATCGTAAAGAGAATGATTCCGTTCGCTGATCAGATTCAGTTGACACACTTAAAACTACAGCAAGTTCTTTCGAGAGTTGTACCAGACGGTGTATTTATTGATGCTGATGGTGTAAGTGAAGTTGACCTTGGTACTGGATCAGCGTACACGCCACAAGATGCACTGAACCTATTCTTTCAGACTGGTTCGGTTGTAGGACGTAGCTACACTGGAGACGGTGAGTTTAATCAGGCACGTGTTCCAATCCAACAGTTGAACAGCTCAAGTGGTCAGAACAAGATGCAGGCACTAATCGGTGCTTACAACTACCAACTAAACATGATACGTGACGTGACTGGACTAAACGAGGCTAGGGACGCATCGACTCCAAACCCAGACGCACTGGTTGGACTTCAGAAGTTAGCAGCGTTAAACAGTAACATCGCAACAAAACATATTCTAGATAGTGGACTATCTATAACTAAGAGACTGGCTACGTGCCTATCACTTAGAATTGCTGACATATTAGAGTACTCAGACTTCAGAGATGAGTTCGCTATGCAGATTGGTAAGTATAACATTGCAATACTTGAGGACATCAAGAACTTGTACCTACACTCGTTCGGTATCTTCATTGAGCTTGAGCCAGACGCTGAAGAGAGAGCACAACTAGAGGCTAACATTCAGATGTCACTTCAACAACAACAGATTGACCTAGAGGACGCAATAGACATCAGGATGGTTAAGAACCTAAAGATGGCTAACGAGATCCTTAAGATTAAGAGAAAGAAGAAGCAGAAGGCTCTAGAGGATAGACAAGACATGCAGTCTCAGATTCAGATGCAGACTAACATGCAGTCACAGCAAGCTGCCTCAGAGCAGAAGCAACAGACAGCACAGATTGAGGCACAGTCTAAGATTGCTATTAAGGAGGCTGAGATGCAGTTTGCTATCCAGACACTAGCAGCAGAGGTTGCTAGTAAGAAGGAGCTTATGCAGTTAGAGTTCGACTACAACATGCAGCTTAAGGGCATCGAGACTGAGAACCTAACAAGGAGAGAGGACAAGAAGGAAGAGGCTAAAGATAAGAGAGTTGACATTCAAGCTACGGCTCAGTCAAAGCTAATTGACCAGCGCAAGAACAACCTTCCTCCAGTGAACTTTGAGAGTAACGAGGACAACCTATCAGACTTTGACTTGTCGTCGTTTGAACCTAGATAAAAATGAAAGACTCTAGACTAGCTAAAGTAGGTGTAGTTGGATTTAATCAACCTAAGAAGACACCTAGTCATCCTAAGAAGTCACACGTTGTTGTGGCTAAGGTTGGAGACACTATTAAGACTATTCGTTTTGGTCAGCAGGGTGTAAAAGGAGCTGGTAAAAATCCTAAAACAGAAAAAGAAAAGGATAGAAAGAAAAGTTATTACGCAAGACATAATGCGCAAGACCCAAGTCCAAGTAAGTTATCAGCTCGGTATTGGAGTCATGTCGTAAAGTGGTGAAACAGTGGTATTACTTTTTTAGTTAATTTTGTAACAATTAAATCAAATATAAATGGAAGGATTAACGTTCAAGAAGGTAGGCTACGAAGAAAAGTCTATCGCTGAAATAGAACAAGAGGTTATTGAAGAGGTGGTTGCTGATGAAGTAGTTGCCGATGAAGTAGCAGAAGAAAAAATTGAAGAAGCTCCAGTCGTTGAGTTAGATGACGACGCAGTTCTTTCACATATTAGAACAAAATACAATAAGGAGGTAGACACTATCGATGACTTATTCAAGGAGAGAGTATCCTCTGAAGAGTTGTCTGAAGATGTGGCTGCATTCAACAAGTATAAAAAAGAGACGGGTAGAGGTATCGAAGACTTTGTGAACTTACATAGAGACCTAGATAAGGTAGACCCAACAAAACTGTTATCTGACTTCTACAAAGAAAACGGAGACGACGAAGAGGACGTAGAGTATCGAATGAGAAAGTTCAGGTACGACGAAGACTTAGACTCTGAAGACGAGATTGAAGAAAAGAAGATAGCACTAAAACAAGAGCTAAAGAAGGCGAAGAAGCACTTCAATGAGCAGAAGGAGCAATACAGCACATCTCTTGAGTCAAGAGAACCGCTAGTACCAGAGGCTGATAGAAATGATTACGAGTCCTACAAAGCAAATAAGACCAAAGTTGCAACAGAGCAAGAGGAACAACTTAAGAAGTCGAATTATTTTGTTGAAAAAACTAATGAGTTGTTTACCGATAGTTTCGAAGGTTTCGGATTTAAAGTGGGAGACGACAAGGTAGTATATAAGCCAACAGATATGAACGCTGCTAAAGCACAGACTGCATTGACAGATCTTATAGGTTCATTCCTAGACGACAACGGATATGTTAAGGACGTGGAGAAGTTCCAAAGAGCTATGACTGTAGCTGGTGATCCAGAGAAGTTCGCAAACTTCTTCTACGACAAAGGTAAATCCGATTCGGTTACAAACTTTGAGAAGGACGGAAAGAACATCGACATGGTTAGAGGAGCATCAGTTCCTTCATCTAAGTCTTCTGGGTTACAGCTTAAGGTAGTAAACGATGGTAATAATAGTAACAAGTTTAAAATAACAAAACGCTAAAAATTAGAAAACATGGCAGGATCAATCAATTTATCTCCAGGAGTAGAGTTAACTCCTAGTTCAGTGCAACAAGCACTTCAAACAAATTACATTAGTGAATTTGATTACTTGAATCAGTATCTTCCAGAAACTGACAAGAACGAGTTCGAAGGATACGGAAACCGTACAATCACTGGATTCTTACGTAACGTAGGTACAGCAGAGATTCCTTTTGCATCTGACTTAATTAAGTGGGCAGAACAAGGACGTTTGCATACTAAGTATACGGGATGTATTCCTGATGATGCAGCTGCGTCTAATACAGCTACATTCCTTATGGGTGGTACAGATGTATGTAACTTTAGAGTAAATCAAGTTGTATTTTTATCTTCAGAATCAACTTCTGCTTCTGCAAAAGGTTTAGTTACAGCTGTTGCTAGTAATGGTGCTGATTTTACAGTAGCATTTTATGCATCAACTGGTTCTCCATTTGTTATTACTACTGAATTAGTTACTGCATTCGTGTATGGTTCTGAATTTGCAAAAGGAACTAATGGAATGGTTGGATCATTAACACCAGAGCCTAAAATCTTTGATGTTAAACCAGTTATTATTAAGGACCGTTATGAGATCTCAGGATCTGATATGTCTCAAATTGGTTGGATTGAAGCTACATCTGAGAATGGTGCTAACGGATTCTTATGGTATATTAAAGCTGAAGCTGAAACACGTTTGCGTTTTGATGATCAGTTAGAGATGATGTCTGTTGAACATATTGAAGCAGAAGTTGGTTCTGATGCATTAGCAGCTTTAACTACTGGATACACTATTGCAGGTACGCCAGCAGCTGGGTCTCAAGGTTTATTTGCTGCAATTGAGGAAAGAGGAAACGTATGGGCTGGAGGTAATCCAACTACACTAGGTGACTTTGATACAATTGTTGAGCGTCTTGACGGTCAAGGTTCTATCGCTGAGAACACATTATTTGTTAATCGTGCATTCTCTTTAGATGTTGATGACATGTTAGGTGCTCAATCTACAGCTACTGGAACATCTTACGGTATGTTTGATAACGATAAGGACATGGCTTTGAACTTAGGATTCACTGGATTCCGTCGTGGATCTTATGACTTCTACAAGTCTGACTGGAAGTACTTGAATGATGCTACATTACGTGGTGGATTAGTAGGTGGTGGAGTAAATGGAGTTTTAGTTCCAGCTGGAACAACTACAGTATACGATCAAGTTCTTGGTCAAAATGCTACTCGTCCGTTCTTACACGTTCGTTACAGAATGGCTAACAAAGAAAATAGAAAGTTGAAGACTTGGGTGACTGGTTCAGCAGGTGGAGCTTCTAATAACTCTTTTGATGCTATGTTCATTGACTATTTATCTGAAAGAGCACTTTGTACTCTTGGTGCACAAAACTTCTTCAAGTTTAACGCATAACACTTAGTACCAGAGAGGAGCAGCAGTGTTCCTCTCTATTTTTTTTAATTCTAATCTAATAATAATGAAAAAACAAATTGAACTAAAGGACCGTACCTATATACTGTCCAACGACATGGCTCCACTGAGCATGTATATTGCATCTAAGGATGGAAGACGTAGCAGATTGCTATACAACGACCCAGAGACTGGTAGAAATAGATCTATGCGTTACTCACGTAACCATGCATCACCATTTTTAGATGAACAAGACGATACAGCTATCGTTGAACCAATAATTTTTTTAGAGGGTATATTAAACGTACCAAAGACTGACAAGTCAAAACAAGATTTTTTAGCTATTCATCCTGGTAATGAAGCTAATGGTGGTGGAGTTTTCTTTGAGTATGACCCAGAGGTTGAGGCTCAAGTAAGAATGGAAGAGTTAGACCTTCGTACAGACGCTATCATTGCTGCAAAACAGTTGGACTTGAATACTATGCTAGGACTAGCAAGAACGTTCTTACGTGGAAATGTTGACAAGATGTCAACTGCTGAGGTTAAGTACGACCTAATGCGCTACGCAGAGAACAACCCATCAGAGTTCTTAGATGCTATTGGAGATCCAGATATGGAGCTTAATAACTTAGCGTCTAGAGCAATACAAGAGAAGGTAGTTACAATTAGAGGAGACAAGGATATTTTCTATAACCTAGCTGACAACAAGAAGAAGATTCTTACGGTTCCTTTTGGGATGAAGCCAGTTGATGCGTTGTCGTCTTGGTTACACTCTGACGAGGGGTTAGACTTCTTCAAGGTTCTTGAGAACATGTTTGCAGAATAATTAGTACCTTTGTACTTTATAAATCCATAAATTTTAAAAGACATGGCACAATTTTTATCAATTCCCGTAACATCTGAAGGGAATCAATTAATCTCTGCAAGAGGTGTATTATTAGTAGACTCAGCTTCTGCAACAGCTACTACAACAACTATTAGATATAATGGTGGAGTTTTATTAACATTGACTCATGCTGCTGCTGTAGCATTTGATGTACGTAAGGCTATTGAGAATGCATTAGTAGTAGCACATAGTGTAACTAATGCTCCAGCTGTATCAGTATCAGTAACTATGCCGAAGGCAGTATCTGGAATTGCTACCGCAATGACTATTGCAGTTTAATTACTGTTTAGCACACATCTATATTAAGGCACTGCTTCGGTAGTGCCTTTTTTATTATCTTTGTATAAATTATAATCAATGATCGACAGCGTTAGAAATACAGTACTATCTATCATCAGCAAGGACAATAGAGGTTACATAACTCCGTTCGAGTTCAATCTGTTTGCCAAGCAAGCGCAGATGGAGATATTCGAGGACTACATATACACTTA